GATTGATGTTGTCCATTGTATAGAATGGACGCAACTCTTGGGATGTTCTATCAATTGAGCAGAAGTAGTCCTCTGATGCTGCATCGGCAATATTATTACCTGTGAAGTTATCAACAATAAATCCATTCTTTAAACGATCTAGACCATCAGCATCGGTAATTTTCAATGCTTGTGTTTCTGTTTCTAGTAAAGAAAGAGATGTATAGTATTCTAGATTATCAATACGCTTTTCTAGTTTACCAATATCACGCATTGTGTAGCGTTTATTTTCAATCTTATTAACTGTTACATTATTTGTACCAGTGCCAAAAGTATATGGCTCATATTCTAGATTATAAAGAACCATACCCAATGAAGGATCTTCTGGATAACCTGGATTTAAAGCAGACACACCAGTCACAGAGAAGAAATTGCCTTTAGAGTCAAGAGCAATTTTATCTTTTCTTGGTAGGTAGTAGCTAAAGTCAGCTTCAATATCTTGACCACGCTTTGGTGTAGCAGTAATAGAAGCACCAGTACCAACGAAGTTTCTTGTAGAACCACCGCTCTTATTAGCCATTCGTGGTCTAAAGTCGATAGCATCTCTTAGGTTTGGTGGAATATCTTTGTAGTCAATATCGCTATATGAGTTGACATCAAAGTAATCACCAACACCATGGTCAAAGTACTCGTATTCAACTTGAATTGGGTTTGATGGTGCAGTGAATGATTGTTTTAAAACCAATCTACCGAGATCGTAGTGAGTATCTCTTTGGCCATTATCAAAATCATAACGATCTGAAATGTCTTGAGTGAAGTCTGAAGATGTAGTAGATGCTCCGAATGCTTTTGCAGGAGCCATCTTAACACTTAGTAATCTGTAAATATCTGCGTGTTCTAGCAATAGAGTAGTTTCTTGGGCAGTAGCTGCAGTTGAAAACACCATTGGTGTTGCAGTCTCAAGAGTCTTAGTCTTTTCATATCCAGAACCATTTCTAATAACTGCTGCAATAACAGTAATAGAGTGTCCGCTCTGAGCAGATGGAACTGTAATAGTTGCATTTGAACCAGATACAGTGATAGAATCTGGAGTGAAAATCTCACCACCTGTACCACTATTTGCATTATCAATACAGATAAAGTTATCTGTCTCACCAGAAGAAGCGAATGTTCCACTAGTAGAAATAACTAATGATGTTCCAGTAGCTTCTTGTGTAAACTTTTGGTAGCAGTAGAATGTTGTATCATTAATACCACCTGTACCCGCTTGTCGCATAGAGCGAATTGCATAGTAAGGTAGTTGGAATATTAGGCTATTATTTTCTGGTTCGTAAACTTCAGTACGAGCAAGATAAAATACTGCATTGGTTGCAGTTAGAGATGACGATAATGTTAATGTGTCTTGATCGGTAATAGAATCAACACGATATAAAGAACCATTAACAACGATGTGGTCACCAGCAGTTAGCTGTGACTGGAAAGATGTTCCAGCACCAGTAACAGTAGTACCTGAAGCAGTAACGCTTCCTCTTAAAATATTTTGATCTAATTTAACAGGACTAATATCTGCAGTAAAGTTTAAATCTGCATCACCTGGAGCTGTGTAAACAAATGATTTAACATCACCATTAAAATCATAACCATTGTTTAGTTGAATATCAAACAAACCTAGTTTGTAAATTGATGAGTATCCGAATGGAAGAGTATCATTCCATTCCATGAATCTAACACGAGCGTAACCAACAATATTAGCACCAGATGGAACTGCACCACGACCGCTAGATCCAGTTGGTCGATCGTATAAAGTAACAATATCTAGAGTGTCAATCGGAGGAGCATTATTCACATTGGTAACTAAAACATAGTTACCAACTGGTGCTGGAATAATAGCTGCAGAGGCTTGCGCATAATCTCTAGCTTTATCAATTGCCAAGAATGTAGTAGAATCTTTTTCTAGTTCAAAACCACGAACATATGCCTTTCCTGGCTCTAAACCGATAGCAAGTTTTGCGTCATCACCATCTAAGTAGATACCACGATTGTAAAATGGTTGTGGGTCATATCTCCATTTAATACCAGTAGCACCTGGACCATCATAAGCAGTACCAGTTGTATGATCTGGAGCAATGGAAACAGAAGAACCTGAATTTGTTGCGACATAAGTTTTACCATCATTCGATACAACATCGCCGATTAAGTATTCTGTATCTTCAGCCCATGAGCCTCTATCATTATTTCTATGTTCACGAACATCAATCTCAAATGGGCGAACTGTATAGTCGCCAGATTCGTCATAAGTGCGACGAGCTAATTCATTTGCTAAAAATGAATATTCTGTAGTGTCTACAATAGTTTTTACATAACCACTGTTAACACGAATAAGTTCTACAAAATCTTGGTCATCTTCACTATCAATTGGTAACTTCATTAAAGTTAAAGCAATAGAATAACGATGAGCACCTGGAGCAGCAAAGTTATAGCTGTTTTGTGCATTGTCTAATAAAGTTTCATCTTCTTCTGGGGTTACAACGATTTCAGAAGCGTCAAGACCAACTCTATATGATGGAGTGTTAGAATACTTGTCAAGAACGATTGTTTGTGCGTCAACTAGGCAGAAGTGACCATTGATGTAATAAACACCTTGTTGAATAGTTGCAGTTGATCCCTTACCAATAGCACCACTAGATTGTGCTTGGAAAGAATATGTTCCATCTTCTGTAGTAATAACTTCAGAGTTTGAAAAAGTCTTTGTTAGACCATCTGTACCAGAATTTGTATAACGAACATAGATTGTAGTTGGATCTGATTCTTCAGCGTTTTGAACTTTAATTAGTTCTGCAGTAACACCACTAGAACCAACAAGTTTCTGCCCTTCGATGTTGTTGATAAATGTTTCAACAGCAACTGAAGAATAAATTGCGTTTAACTTAACATAGTCTGCACCTTTACCTGCAGATTGTACAGTCTCAACAGATGCTTGTCCAGGGATAACCATTGCACCCTGTTTAAAAATAGCATCACCATGTCTTTGAATTTGATTCTGAAGAATGGTTTGAAGTTGTGTTAATTCTCTAGCCTGAACAGCAAAACTTGGACGGAACAAAATTCGATAGAATTTTTTATGTTCGTCGTAGTCGTCATTATACGGTTCGGTATTAAAATCGATCATTCTATGCTCTTCTTTATGTTATTTACTTATTTATTAGAACTTAATAACAGTTCTTAGTGTAACTGTCTGGTCGGCTGTTGGAGTAAATGCTTGTTTATTATCAATAAACAAAATATCACCAGAATATTTATCCACTGTTGGTGCGACTACTCCAGCTGCTGTAAATGTTTCTGACTGTGAGTTTAAGAAAACAGAACCAACTGTTGGAACTGCGTTATCTAAAGATTGAACTAACATACCAGTGCTTGTAGAAGCAACAATTCTAAATCTTCTTCCGTCAAGTTCACCAAGAGTTAAATCCATATCTGGTGTGAAATTAAGAGTATCAACTGTACCAGTGAGAACATAACAAGCTGATGCTAAAGAAGATTTTAATAGTGCGACTTTACCAAACTGTCTTGGGTTTTTAATAATACCCAACTGACGGAAGTCATTGTTTACATTAAATCCTTGGTTTGTATCTTTAGAGATGTTTGTATAGAACATTAGAGTTCTGGCAAACATACCATTAATAGGATCTTTACCATGTCCACCATATGGTGCACGAACTGCTCTTGCAGTAGCACCCTGTCCTGGACCACCAATAGTAACAGTAGCCCAACGATATCCTATACCATAACCATCTACAATAATTTTTTGAACTGCGCCATTTTCAACAATTGCATGGGCAGAAGCACCTGTTCCATCTCCGTCAACAGTGATTGTTGGTGCAGAGCCATATCCAAAACCACCAGAAATAACTGGGTACGCCATAATACGACCATCTGGTGTTAGTAATTCAGTATTAGCTTGTAGTGTATCAACATCACCTGGAGATAAATCAGCAGTTAAAATAGCGTCAGAAGTTCCATCGCCTGTAACAGTTAAGTTAGCGTATGTATAACCAACACCACCATCATCAATCTGAATACCAACAATCTGACCATTATCTAATAATGGAATTAGTTTAGCTTCTGATTTAACACCAACAAAATAACCAGCAGATCCAGCACCACCAGAAATTGGAGAGATAGAAACATTAGGTAGTGATGAATAACCAGAACCATACTTAAGAACTGCAGTACCCGTAGCTGGATGACCAACCCAAGTTAATGTGGCAGTTCCGTTTGCAACAGCACCTGATGTATGAGTCGGTGCAGTTGAAGCGTGTGTTGTACCAGCAGTAGTTACAGTGTATAAGTTAACTCCATAGTAAATTTGAGTTCCAACTGAGTATGTAGTAGAACTCTGCCATTGAGTACCAAACTTAACTGTTGGGGTACTACTGTATGAATCACCTGAGTCTAAAATAGTGACTTTAGTTACAGAAGTTCCTCTCATAACTACACCACCAACAAAGTTTTCTCCGCCACCACCAGAAACAGTTACTGTAGGAGCACTTGTATATCCCTCACCACCATCGGTGATATCAATTTCATAAATGCTACCATCTAAAGCGATTGATGTTATTTCACCATCTTCAATAACTGGTGTTCCAGTCGCTCTTGTTCCAATATACTTTAATGTGGCAGTTCCGTTAGCCACATTACCAAATTTATGAGTTGGACCAGGCGATGCTAGTGTACCAGATTTAGTACATTCATATTGATTGTTTAGATACTCTACTCTTTGACCAAGAAGAATACCAACATCAGCAACCCATGTATTACCACCACTAAAAGGTGGATCAATAGTTACTGTGGCTCCAGAAGTGTATCCAGATCCACCAGATGTCAAAGAAATAGATTGTAATAATAATGGATCAGACTCTCTATATCCATCACCTTGTACTGCGATATTTGCAAATGTATAATCCTCACCTCCAGTTTCTACAACAACATTGAGGATCTCACCACCAGAATAAAATTGTCCACGAAGTGAATTTACAACAGGCATATACTGGTCTGTCAAAAATTTATTTCGAAGAGCAATAGGAATACTATACATGTACTTCCACATGTATCCGTCTGGCATAATAACTGGATCAACAACAGTACCAATTGGTTTATATGTTGAGATTGAGTTATTGTAATTATCTAAACATTTGTAAACATGGTACTCGTCTGTTAGAACATAAGCATTAATATCCTCGACACGCTGAGCACCAGAATAACCAATAGTTACAATTGCAGTGGCTAAACAACCTTCACCACCACCACCAGTAATAACCACATCTGGTGCTGAAGTATAACCAGTTCCTCTTGTCACTAAATCAATACCAATAACTACACCATCTAATAAAATAGGAGATGCAGTTGCTCCTGTGCCACCGCCACCAGTAATTGTAACAGTTGGAGGATCTGAATATCCAAATCCACCAGCAATTACATTAATACCTTGCACTTCAGTAGAATACTGGTCATCGTACATATCATAAATTGTTCCACTTGTCCAATCAACTCGTGGAACAACGAATGCAACATCGGTAGATTTGATTTCTTTCATAGTGATAATCTCATTACGAGTTTGTAACTCATAATCAAAACTATCCACTGGATATGGAGGAGTTGTATCATCCGTCCATTCGATAGTCTTACCTACGAAATAGTAATACCTAGCAGTACGAGTCTGAATCTCATTATACAATCCCTCTGCAATAGAGTTATGTAGATAAGATTTCAGAAGTGAAGATGATGGCATAGCTTACCTATTATTTTAGCTAACTGTTACAACCCAAGTAACAGCGATTGAGTCACCAGCTGCTTTGTTAACAACTGGGAATGTAGTACGGCAAAGCATAGTGCCTGATGAAGATGCATTGAAAATACCAGCTTCAGTAATAGCACCAGTACCTGTACCAGCTGGGAAAGTAGCAGTTGCAGTAACAGCGTTAGCAGAGTTAGAGAAAGAAGCTAAAGCAACACGACCAGCTTCAGTACCTAGAGTTGTATTACCAACTGCAGGAGTAGTTGTTGCAGTACCAATAGCCATGTGAGACATAACTGTTGTAGCACCAGTAGTCATACGACTAGCGATGTAAGTTTTACCAGCACTAACAACTAAGTTAGGCACAGTAAATTCTTGTTTAATTTTACCATCTTCACCAGTAACTACGACTTGTAGTTCACCCTTCATTTTTAATGTATCTTGTTCGTTTAAATTCATAGAATTCTCCTTTAAGTTGCTAATTATTTAGCCTGTGAAATCGATTTGGTTACCAACAAATAATCCACCATCGTTTAAGAAATATCCAGCTTCTCCGTATGGATTAACATCAAGAATACCGCCAGAATCAGTTGGGACAGCATCATTGTTTCCTTCGTAAGATAATGTTCCTACGATAAAATATTCAGCTGGAAATGTTGTTGTCACTGAGAATGCAGGTCTTGTTCTATTTAGGTCAGATGCACTAGAAGCATCTGTATCAGAAATAACCTGTGTTTCGTTGTCTATTGTAATACCATCATTTAAATAGTGTTCAGAATCTAACTGTTTATTAGTCATATCAAGTACACTAATACCATCACGAGTGCCACCACCATAAGACAAAGTAACTTCAGTCATGGTAGCAGTATTATTATCTAACACATTATTATAGTTAAATGTTGTAGCGTTTAATAGCTTAGAAACATTTAGATATGGGACAGTTCTTTCTAAATCAGTTCCAGTTTCACAAACCATTAACACTGATTCGTCGTCTACTGTAGTTCCATCATTGATAACATGCGTTTCATTTAAAGTTTTACTAAATGTCCAGTAAGGCATGGTTCTTTCATCTTCAGAACCATCAGTATCCAACATTGTAACATACTGCTCACTATCGTCAAGATCTCCATCGTAGTTTAATGTTGAATTAATAATTTCTTTATTGATAGTCCAATATGGATTAGTTCTGGTTCCATCTAAAGTCAAACCAGTTTCTACCATTGTTACAAGTTGTCCTTCAGCACCACCATCATAGTTTAATGTGGTTTGTTCAATAGTCTTGGAAATATCAAAAATTTCTTTATCGTGAGTAGAAGTGACTTCGTCATTAACAGTAACTGCAAGAATTTTAATTAGAGACTCTAGTTCTAAGCTGACATCAAAACTATTACGGATATCATACTCGCCAAAGATAGCCATACCAGCAGGGTGAATCAAGTTCTTAACTGCTGTTTTGTAAGACTCTAATTTCTCATCAATCTTAATAACATAAGAGTATGCTTGATAGTATCTACTATCTTGAATAAAAATAGCATCGTCCAAGAAACTATCATTAGTAATATAATATCCAGGATACTTTGCCAGTGCTCCAAGAGTACATTTAATAATAGCTGGATTATTATCTGTAACTTGAGAGTCTGTAGAACTAATACCGAATTCACGAAGAACTAAACCAGCATATGTTCCATCGAAAGCGTGGCTACCTGATGGGTCAATGTTGTAGTCTGCTGTATTAAGTGTACCAACTTCAGCAAATCCATCTAGCTTCTCAGAAACACTTAAATCATTACCAACTCTTTGAATAATGGTACCAGCAGTACCAGAAACATCTTGTCCAGATGTCGCAGAAATTGTTGTAGTAAAGTCAGTAGAGTATCCAGTACCAAATTTAATAAACTGAGCTCTAGTGATACCACCATCACTATCAACTGCAGAAACTTTCATGATAGATCCATAACCATCAAAGTTTCTAATATTGTAAATATCACCAACCTTAAAACCAGATCCAGGTTGTAGTACTTCTAGCTTAACTGTAGTTGCTAAAATTTCAGCAGTGAAGTAAATACCCTTAGTATCGTCACGATAACGAAGACGATCTCCAACAGAAATATCGCCGAAGAATCTTCTATCAATCAAGAACTCGTATGTATCTTCAGATACAAGAATTGCTCGTTCAACTTCAATCTCAACATCTTGTCTTCTATCAACAAGAACACGAATAATCTTATTTGGAGTTACAACATCAACCAATTTACCAACAGCATCGTTTGGCGAACCAGTTAGAATTTTTGCAAATACTGATACATCTTGGTTCCAACGACCATCCGATGCTCTTAGAATTTGTTTGGAAGGATAATCAACTGTAACTTCTTTATTGAAAAGAATTCGGAATAGTAGCTTGTATGATGCCTCAGAACCTTTGGCACCATAGTGATCTTTAATGTGTTGTAGTAAAAACTTAGTATCAACCGCAGTATATGGAAGATTACTACCAAGTTCACTCTTAAAATAACGAACAAAAGAATCTAGAGTAGTATCTAAATCTCTTAGTGTTTTTAAGTCAATCTCATTTTGTTCTACATACGCATAATATGACTCTAAAAACGCAAGGAAGGTTTGATAATCTTCCCTGACGAATTCAGGAAGTTGAGATCTTACTAGTGAAGATGTCTTTGGTTTTACTAACGGCATTATGATCTACTTGAAGTAAACTGATAGTTATATCCACCACGAAGGTCGCCAGTCGCTGTCTTATCTGCAATGGCAGTTACATATAAATGGTCTTGGGCAATTTGAGCAATTTGTGTTAATGCTGAAACCACATCGTTTGAAGATGGTTTAATAGAAACTTCAAAGTCCACATCTGCCAAAGCAGTAATGTGTAAGTTTCTGATATCAACGACACCAGCTGCATAGTCAACAGTACCAATTCTAGTGTTTACATATTGTTTAACACCATTTGGTCCATATTTAAATAGTCTAACATAACCAAGACCATCATCATTTAAATAGTGAATCTCATCGCTACCAGCAATAAAGAATCCAGTTGTCATAAATGAGCCACCATTGCCGATACCATCAGCAAAGATAGGGTTAATAATATTTAGAATGTATTGAGCAGAAACATTGTATCTTGGTGTTAACTGTCTTCTAATTAAAACTGTGGTGATGTTGTTTACGATTGATGGTTCAGCTTCATCAATAATTTTTGACAGTTTTGAGAATCTAAACACACCATCAAACACACCAAGATCGGTTTCGTCATAATTTACAATTGCTGCACGAACAATAGATTCGATTTCCGATGCAGTTCTGACAGTTTCTTGTTCATTGTAATAAACAGTGACATTCAAAGCAATGTTTAAGTATTCTGGGTCTACGATCTCAGGAATAACTGAAACTACATTTCGTGATTGTAGAACTGAAGAAATAACTGCAGCCTTTTGTACTGATGTTAGTTTAGTTGCGTCTTTTGGCTTAACACAGATATATGTTTTACCATAGACAGGAGGGTTATTATCTTCACCACCCCAACAAGCAACTGATTCTGCCTCAGGTACATTAGCGTAAATTAATGCTTTGTAGTCATCTGGAGTAACCGCACGATTTTGTGCAGCATAGAATTTAGGTGCATTAAAACGAATAGAATCTAGTTCTTCTTTATCAGCACCATTTGAAGCAGGAGATGTAGTGGTAATAGTAACAGAAGCACCACTAATTAAAGTAGCACCATTGTAAGAAAATATTCTTGCTCCATTAACAGCATCTTTACTTGATACAAAGTAGTCTAGATGAACCACATTACCATTAGACAATGCTTGTCCAATAATACCATCACCAAAGGTTACTTCATACAATCCGTTATCAATTTCTTTAACCCAGTACACTTTAGAATCTGCAGCTGCATTAACAATAGTATCTGCTGGAGCATATGCCTCATAAACAGAAGATGATTGATTTTCTTGAACACGAACTTTAAGTGTAGTTAAGTCTACATCACCATTTGGAATAACATATCTAATTCCATTTGCTACTCCAATTTTATTTGTGATTGGAGTACCCTCCGTCAACTCAACACCAGTGAATGTATATGTACTTCCACTAAGAACTGCGTTTAATGTTCCAGTGTTATAGAAAGTGTACTGAGCTCCATCAATAGTTGTAGCAAACTGACTGTATGCTGGGATTGCTAAGTTAGCTGGGGTAGCGTTACCACCAGAAACATTAATATTAACTGTAGCTTTTGCACAAGTAGCAGAGCGTGGGGTATAACCAAGCATCTTTGCTAGAGAAACAACACTGTTTCTTTTTCTAGCAGAGTCTAAAAACATTTCGTTAATAGCTAGGTTATTATAAAGAGCATTATAGTGGGTATTGTAAGCCAGAACATCTAATAAAACAGACATGGCTGAACCTTCAAAATCGTAATCTTGAAATTCGTCTTGCCCTCTTAAAAATTCTTTGAGGTTATTCTTAATACCATCAAAGTCTAGTTCTGCTACATTAATCTTTTTGTTTGCCATTATCGGGTTCTCTCTAATGTTAAGTCGAGAGTTAGAGGTCTCTCTGTATTAACGATTTTGAATTCTATTGTTATGTAAACTGCATTGTTTTCATCGCTAAGATTAATACTGACTTCTATTAACTGAACTCTTGGTTCAAAGTTATTAACAACATCAAAAATCGCTTGTCTAATAGAAGCAGCAAGTAATGGGGTAGCTGGTTCAAACATCAATGCACGAATAGGTGAACCAATCTCACTATGAAATGGTCTCTCATAGTGTCTTGTTAAAATTAGATTTTTAAGGGAAGTTTTTACCGCATTTTCATCGTATCTGCGTGTAACATCCTTAGTCACTGGGTTAGCAGTGAAATTAAAATCTAAGTCTGAAAATACTCTTGTGTTTCGTGCCATATTCTTATTTAGGTTATTCTACGAAAGTCTTTGCATTTCCCTCTGCAACTTGGTCTCCATCTGCAAGAGGGTCATCTATTCTGGCTGCTGCCTTACTCTCAAAAAAGGTTTTAGAAGCACCAGAGGTTATTTCTCGTTGGGTAGCAGAATGAGTAACTAATCCAACTGTATGTGGTTCAAACTGATCACCTACTGTGCCTATTAGTTTACCACCAACATAACTTTTAGAACACTGAATTTTAGCAGTAAGAGCAGTTGCTGCACCACCATCTGATCCTTTACTCATCGCACCCCTATAAGTTAAAGCTGTCATGCTAACTTTTTCTCTTTAGCTGGAATACTATCGAATAAAACAAATCCAGCTGGGATACCTTTATCGTTTCTTTGATATACTTTATCATTTACCATGGTAAATGCCATTTTTCTATTACCACCCTTTGGATTATAACCTAAGTGGATCCATACTTGAGTAGGGTGACGATATTCTAAAATTATTTGGTCATATGGTAATATTTTCTCAATTTGTTGAGCCAGTTCAAATGTTCTTCTATTAACATCTGTACCAATTAATGCAATATCAAACGCTCTACCTTTACAGTGATCTGATATTGGAGACTCTTGAGCCAAAAGACCTTTTAGTCTGTAACCAGAAGTAATAGTCCACTGCTTTTTGTATCCACCAATACCACCTGGAAGAACAGTTAGTAATGGTTCCAACATATTTTGTGTTGTCTGCGCAAGATTACAAACTATTTCTCCAACAGTGTAAAGTCTAGGTGGGCTATTTTTACTTTCTTGTAGTTGTTGATCAACTAATCTATGTCTTCCGCCAACACCACCATCCATTAACATTCCAAGAGTAAAATTCTTAGACATAACAAAGTCATTAGTGAAGTTGGTTGTAGCGTAAATAACATCACATGTCACTGGTACAGTAGTGTTAGTTCCACCAAGTGCTGGTGCGGCAGTTTCCGCTGCAACTGGTGCAGGAGCATTCGGAATACCCTCGTTAATACTTTGTTGATTAGAATATGCTCGTCCTTCTGGAGTATCATATTCTTCTGGTGTCTCAACTGCAGACTTTTCTTCGAATGATCTTTCTGGAGCAATCAGGAAAGGAACAACAGAATTCGCTGGAGATCCTAAAGGTGGTGGTGTCAAATCAACATTTTCTAAATCTGTTGCACCAGCAGCACCATTACCAAATTGTCCTTCAGCATAATCCATACTAGTTGTGCCACCAGATAGGTAATTAGCATCACCAACTGCTTCAATATTAGTAGTATCACCTTTAATACCTAAAGCACCGACTGCTTGAATATCGTAATCACCTTGAGACTTAGCACTAATATTACCTGCGTCAACTTTAAAATCACCAGCAACTTTAACTAAAAAGTCTCCTCCAACAGCCATTGTTAAGTCAGTAGCAACACCGATATCAGCATTATTACCAACTTTAATTGTAGCGTTTTGTTCTACTTGAATGTTTGCATCTGTTCTAGCATAAATGTTTGTATTACCATCAACAGTAATGTTGCACTCACCTCTAACGCTGATACATCCGTTTCTCTCCATAACAACAAAATTGTCACCAACAATATAATTAACCTGAGTGCCTTGGGAATCAATTTCTTGGAATGTTCCTGAACGATGATATGTATGAATTCGTTCTTGTCCAGGTGTATCATCAAACTCTTGAATGTGTCCAGACTCTGTTTCAAAAACTTTATTGAATGGATATTTTGCACCAAATGGAGCCAGTGGTTGATCCCATGCTCCATTGTTTAATGCTTTTTGAACACCAATAACTCTCGTGCCGTCTTTTCGTTCAATAACAGTACCATCTTTAATACCTCGTGCAAGACGATTAGTATCAGGCTCACCGATATAATCAGGCAATGGATATTTGTTGTTTGGATCTCTAAACCCAGTATTATCAGAACCAGACTTTATTGCTTCTGCAGATGGTCCAGGTGTTCCATTAAAAGATGGTGGCGGTGTTGCGATTGGAGCACCAGCGTCTTTGTCTACTGAGCTTGATGATGGTGTACCATAAAAATATTCGTAATATGCCTTTTTAGCTGCAGCGATGTTTGGTACATTATATCCAACTGCTTTTTTAGCTGCCTCAAAATATCCTGGATGTGCACTAGGATTTACACTAGCTGGAACTAATTTTTTAAGATAAAGAGCAGCTACAACAGCAGACACATTAATGTCTCTGTCTAAAGAATCTGGGTCGTTAACTAAGTCTAAGTTTATACCAAATTCTTTTGCCCAATTTTGAAATTTTGTATAGTTTTCTCTACCAGTTAAACCAATAAATCCACGACCATAATACTTACCGCCATCAGCATCAGTTTTATTACCAAGAAAGTTTTTACCTCGTTTGGTTGGTCCATATACCCATGAGAAAAATTCTTCTCTTGACATACCTTTCTTTTGGGCATTTGAATATTTTTCAACATCTTCTGATGTTGCAAAAGAAAACACCTCTTTTAGTCTTGCAGGTGAATAGTTAAAGTATTCTTGTTTTGGAACCCAAGCAGACTCACCACCAGCAATACCTAATAAAGCACACTTCTGTTCTTTTGTGGTTAATCCAACTTTATCGCAAGCAGCAATTAGAGCTTTAATACCATTTCTAGCTGCAGATTCATTTGATGATGATTTTGGTGGTGGAATCGTAGGAATTGAAGAATTAACACCAGAATCTTTAGGTGTGGCTGGTGTAGTTGCAGATGGTGCTGGAGGGGTAGTTTTAACTGGTTGTCCACTACCATCTAATACTGGTTCACCAGATCCACTGACTAAAACATTCTCTACCTTGCTTGCATTAACAGCAGCGATGTTGGTTGGAGGATCTCTAAATGTGATAATGTTCTCGCCATAACCAACAACCTTATTATTAATAACAATACTTGTAGAATCTACAATTCTTACAATAGTAGTATCATCTGGTAATCCAAAGCCAATAACTTTCATATCGGCTTTTAGATGTTTCGTTAAATTTGTATCACCAGTTTCTGGGTCATAGAATGTTAGTGTTGTGCCAGTAACTGGTCCTTCGATAGTTCTTAATTGTATACTCGCAGCTTTAACATTGGTATCAATCACACCAGAATCATCATCTGAAATTGCGGTAGGTGTTGATGAGATACCACCAACTGTTCCTAACATAATTGGTTGTTGCTGATTCTCATCAGCAAACATAATAATTACAGTAGTACCTTCAACTGGACCAACTGGTGTGAAACCGATACCGTTCATAGCAGCAGAAGTCACTGGTTGAACAGGCAGTGCCCATGGTAATTCTCTAGTTGGTAACTGAGTTTTATCGTGGGTGTGTAATCCTACGATACGGACTTGGCATCGACCAAGTCTAAATGGATCTGATCTATTTTCAACTACACCTGTATAAAACATTATTTCTTCCCGTCAAGATTCAAAATTAAACTATCTTTAATCAATTCCATATGGCACTCGTGCCCTTCTCTAGTGATATAATGATTAATGGCAGAAATTAAATAATGGCCAGAAAACATTTTATCTTGCATATCAGTATCTTTATCTGATACTGGTTCTACTCTATTTAAGGTAACTTTAACCTTTTGTCCAACAGTGTAGTCTGTTCTTCCAGGAACAGACATTTGAATTTTACTGGCTTCTGCCAGTTTCATTAATGATGTTCTCTGTTGGAAGTTTTTAAAGTTACTTGAATCACCAAATCCACTAAAAGCACCAACTGCTCTTGGGTAGTTTACCAATGTAGAGTTTGTTCTTAGGATAGCATCCTTTGATGCTAATGCATATTCATTCAAGTGATTTTGTTTGGTAATATTATCAAACATGTTATAATTTTTAACATTATACTTCTTATTTGTAATATCCCATGACAATGCTTTAGAAGCATAAGCACCTTTACTGATTCTATCCATATAATCAAACGCAGTTGGAATCGAAACAGATGTCGCTCTCATGTAATCTTCTTGAACATTTCTAACACTTTTACCGTCTGGTAAGTTATCTCTAGTATATTTGTCATACTTAAATTCTTGGTATACATTGGCTGTATAC